CACGAGGACTCCCCGTAGCCCCGAATCCCTAGCCGCCCAAGTGGCGGCGCAATAGGAATGGAGGCACAGGAGCGGGAAAGAGAGGTAGGTTCCCATCATCTGTCCGTAGGAGACACTCCCCACAGCCGCATCACGATCATTAAGATGGATGCCAGCATACAGGGACTCTCCTGCCCACACTTTTACCTGACCAGGCACGGATGTCGCCGAGGAAAGAAGCGTCGATAGAATCGCTTCCGTAACCTCGAGCTCGAGACCATCCGTAGCCCCAACCAGGTCCACACTTGTCTGTATCGCCCCCCTACAGCAACCCTCAACATGACGTACTTTAACGTCACCACGCACGAGCCATCCTTGACAGGACAAGCGATCATACACGGCCCTATGTAAAGGTCCCAGAAGATCGAAGTCCACAGAGGGGATGCCCAACGGGCGAACTTTCCCAGCCGTAGGTACCTCTTTGTACCGTAAACGAAAGCTGGGGTCACGAAGGAAGGAGGGGGGGCGACCGTGGAGTGTCGCAGAGATGAATTCCGTCTTGCTCGAACGGCGAGACCAAACGTCTGAGCCATTAGTCAGCTTTACAAAACGAGCTGACGACTTGGGAGCAAAGGACATGACGGAAGAGGGATAGGAATGGCTGTCCCAGCCATGAGGAAAGCACTTTCTGACCATTCGACGACAATGGGCCAGATAGGCGGGGGAAGAAGGAGACGGTGAGGAAGTGGCCCTCGAGATCCACGCTGAGCGGACCGATTCGGCATGAAGCCGGCAAGAGGGCGGGAGATTGCGTGAGATGGAGGCCACGGACTGGGCCAAAGACCATCTATCGAGCCGTGAGAGGCGATGAAAGACGGGGAAACCGTCAGCATCCCAACCACGCTGGACGCGAGGAAAGCGGGCCACTGTCTCTGACGAGAAGTGAGATTTGCCAGGCCCGGCAAGAAGAGAGAGGAGATAGACCTTCAAGTCAGAAGGTCTCAGGTCAGGTAGCTCGGACCGGCTTACGCCGAACCGCAACCTAATCAACCTGAGACCATTTCCGATGGTCCTCTCCACGCCAAGCGCTGCCCTACGGCAGTTACAAGACGCTGCGCCACCCGAACCAGAAATGGGTTTACTGGGGTGAGCTGCATGTGTACTCGACAGAGTGCATCCCGCCATACGGTTTAAAGCTTAGGCTACCGATAGGTGGGTGTGTCAAAT